CCCAGTCGGATTGGGGGTTCATATCAAGGGCAATAAATTCTTAATGAGTATCCGACACTCGCCACAAATATACTAAGATTTAGATAGTATCCTAAAAGCCACTACTCTCTCTTTATCTAAGTGTGTAACTTTAAACTTCTTCCTAGCAATAGGGTTTAATGACTCTCTAATGCTCTGTGCTGTCACTTTAGACTTCCTACTAGCTGCTGCTATAGATTTAAAATGAATCTCTTCCTTGTTGTCTATAAACACCATTCTAACAGGTATATTATTCTCCATCCCTTTTATCTCTTGACTCATTTGGTTTAAAGTGGTTTTTTAGTCCTTTTATAAATTGTTTATTACTAATGTTAAACTCTCTTTTGACGAAGAACTCTTCATCGATTTTTCCTCCATCCATTGCGTTGGGATATACGAGTATGTCATCATCGTAAAAGTTCCTAACCATACCTGTGTCGTATAGTATGACTTTCCAAACTGTGTTTGTATCCGATCCGTAATCGATCCAGGCGATTGCTTTTCCGTACCCAAGAGGAGTGTGAACATCTATTGTATTTTTTAATTGAAATATCATTTTCTTAAATATTCTTTTACTTCTATTACTCCCATTGCAGAGCAATAGACAACAATAAAAACTGGTACTGCAATAAAGAAAAATTTTAACATCCCTAATGTTTCTTTCATATTATTTCTTTAAGGATATTTTAAATGTTGTAGTAGATACTCTAGGAGCTGGGTGTACCATCTCCCCTGTTTCAGGATCAACCATAGGAGTATTAATAGTCCTTAGCATCTTCTCCCTTTCTTTAAGAGCATACTTAAGTGACTCTACTTCGTTATTAAGTTTAGTCCAAGAATAATCTTGGTCATAGATGTACTTTACTCCTGATTCAATCTTAGTAACCTCGCTACCTAAGACATCGGCCTTACCACCAGGATACTTTGCTAATTCATCTACTACTATTTCTCTAAGCTCACTACGAACACCATCAAATAATTGTGCAATAGCATCCATACGCACTAAAGTTTCTAATGCACTATCGCCTGTCTCTTTAAAGTGCTCTACAATAGTTGTCTTGATTAAGTCATTGTTAAACTTACTTGGTTCATAGGTAGATAATTCTACCTTAGGTAAAAATATTTCTGTACTCATTATTTTTTTGTTTTAGATGTGAATGATTCTTTTTTAGACTTAAGCAACATTAGTAAAGCTTGGTCGCCATCTATGTATTGCTTGTATCCATAATATAAATCTACTAGCTCCTTATTTTTTGTGCAGTCAGTAATTTGTTTAATTAATTCTACTCTATCAACTTCTACTTCTGCTATCTCTTCTACTTCTACCTCTTGCACAACAGGTTTTTTGGGCTCCTCTTTTGCAAAATCCATCTCTTCAGCAGGTGTAGCTTCAAATCCTGCTGCTTTCATTAGCCAAGCAAGTAAGTTCCTATAAGCCTTGCCAATCGCCCTTGTCTGTGCCATAGATAAAATAGCATATTCATCAAAGTATCTCTTAGTTTTTTCGGCATTCGAGCATAAGGCAATGCCTGTAGCAACGAGCTGACCTGTAGTAATATTGCGTACCTCACAAGTCGCCATATATTTAATAGCAGTTTCATTGGATAAGTCTTGAGTAGATGTAATAATTGGCATTAATCCTAATGAAGCTCCAGCAAATTGCCATCCTTCCACATTAACGAATTGTTTACCTTGAATGTTAGACGATAAGCCTTTCTCTTTGATAAGCTTAGATAACTCTGTGCTTAGTTTAAGCATTGAGTCCTTGTTGATTAACTCATACGAAGGACTAGTTGTTTGTAGTTCCATAGTTTAGATTTTTTGGTTGTGTTTCTTGATAATAATAAGCTTCTCTTGTAGGATACTTTTGCCATATAGACAAGATAGATTCCATTAACTCAAGATTGGCTTGTGAATAATTGATTTGGTGGATAATCTTAGCGATGAATAATCGCTTTTCAGAATCATCCCATAGTGCGAATTGACTTAGCATACTTTATGTGTTTTTTGGTTGGTAAATTAAGTTTAAGTAAGAATCTAATCTCATCAAATTGCTCCTGGTAGATGTCATTAGTCTTTAGGTCTTGTTGGTGCATACGCAATCCGTGTAGGACAGTTGTATGGTCACGAAAAAATAACCTGCCTATTGAGGCTACTGTGGCCCCTACATAAGTCTTAAGAATGGCATAGCACATATTCCTAGTAAGAACTAGAATGCGTGATCTATCTTTAGACAAGGCATCTTTGTACCTTACATTCATCTCCTTACATACGAACTGAATTAGTAATTCTCTATCAGGTTCTTCAAAGTTTAATATTCCTGGCATAGCGTAGTAGTGTATTTTATTCGGTGAAATCATATATTTGGTTTTTTAATTCTTCTATCTTCTTACGATAGAAAGCTTCTACAATCTCAATCATCTCTTCGTCAGCCTTAGCCAACCTAGTGCGAATCTTATAAGGTGTGTACCCTGTAATCTCACAAATCTTTTTTATATCGCCATACTTTAGCAAGGCACGATAATCTCTAATTAGCATCTTTTATTTTTTTATATAATTTGTAATGTCTGTCTATGCTACGCATAGCTCCTTCAATCGATGTAAAATAATCACCTCTCCAATAGTAGAACTTATCTAGGGGTTTTTTGGAGTCCCAATGGATAAACATACCACGATAGATGTAATCTTTTTTAAGCCTTTGGCCATCTATGGTTATCATAAAATAATCCTTAAGGCCTTTTTGTTTTAGATGGGCTGGTGTAGGGTGCATACTTATTCAATTATGGAGTAAATAGTTTCAGTTACCTCTTTAGTAGGCTTTAAAGATACTCCACTAGCAGCTTTAATAAACTTTTCGTAGGCACTATCTTTGTCAGTACTAATAGAACTATCTACATAATAACCATCTTTTTCGGTATAGTATCTTACACCACCTGTGATAGTATTAGTTTCTGTGATAAACTCGAATTTAGACATATTATTAGGGTTTTTGGGTTACTTTATTAAGTTTTTGGTGCCTTTGGAAATAAGATTGAACTCCACTTGAATTTATTTGGCTCTGCATATTCTCATAATACACAGGATCAAGGAAAGTTTTTGCTTGGTAGTTGTAATAAACCTGGTCGCCAGGATAAAAGTTTTTGCCAGTTAGACTGCATCTGCAATCATATTTGACGGTGATTAATTCAAATGACATAAATGGGTTTTTTGTTTTGTTTGACGAAGTTAAGGGGTTTTTGTTATTGTTAAGGATTTTTAGTAGGTTTTTTGTTAAGGAAATCATAAAAGATTTTTGGTACGGCGATTCTCCGCACAAGATTTTTGGCCCAATGGAATTTTTGGCAGGTTTTTGCCGAGGGGTTTTTGGGGAGTTTTTGCATAGGGTTTTTGGCAGGTTTTTGGGCCATTGAAATTTTGTTTCAATGGTTGCATATACAACTAATGGCTTAACATTAATGTTTAAACTTTGATATATTTTATATACCATACTTACATTCACATATGAATCAATTTTAAGGTACTTTTTAGGCTTATTACGGCCCTTTATTTTATTTTATGTGTCCTTGTATCAATTATTTTTTTTCGTGCCTTATTTCGTCTTATTTTGATAAATATTCGCGCCACGCTTGAGAGTTATCTTTATTTTGTTCCCATTCTATATCCGAAATAATATCTTCGATTTCGTTCTCTGTAATTTGATTGCCTTTATCATTGCAACAAATAGTGCAAAAAATGGCATCGTTAACATATAAAACTAGCTCATTTCTATGCTCGTTTAATTGATAGCTACTAATTCTAAAATTCATATTTTTTTTATTTGGTTATTAGATAAAAAAACGCGCACCCATTACAGATGCGCGCACACATTCAACACACAATTATTTTACAGAATATTCGTACGATTCGTATTTATGGCAATTTTGACACAAATAAATATCGTAGAAATCGTCGTATTCAATTTTTTCTAATTCAGTTACTTCGCCACAACATTCGCAAGGTATCGCGTTGTACTCGTCGTCGTCTTCGTATTCGTTAATCGTTTTACTTGAATACGGCTTCGCATAATAAGAAGATGCGCCAAGATATGACTTGTTAGAATACCACGCGCCCTTATGCCAATTACCTGCATTTTCGTTAATTATATAAAAGTCGCCGTAACTATCTAAAAAGACAAATTTGTTATTTGCGCCTATTGAAAATTCAATTAATTGCATTAACGATTCATTACGCACAAAATTAGAAGGCAAGCCCTTTAAGAATGTGTTATTATAAATTTGCGTGTCGTTAATCTTTGAATAAATTGGCACTTCAATATCCAATATTCCATTATGGCAAAAGAAAATGTCTTCGTTAACCTTGAATGGGTGGCAATTCTCATAATTTACGCCACCACTAGTGGCAATTCTAAAGTGAATAACAATATTAGTATTGAATTTGTCGGCTTCTCTTTTTAGTTCCATAAACTTCGCGAAATCTGTTAATTCCTTTTTTACAATTACTTCGCCTTTATTCGCATACATAATTCCCGCGCCATGGCCATTGCTATTCCAACAATTTAATAATGTAGATTCCTTAATCTTTGTGCCTTTCGGCTGTATAGCTATAATACACATAATTTATAAATTTTTTAGTTTAATGAATTTTTTTAAGTTAGAATATTCGCACGAATTACTTATATATTCCTTGAATGAATCGAGAGTAATTATTTTACATTCTTTTGTGAACATATAAAGCGCGTGTATAAATTCGATATTCTTCATAAATGAATTAAAGTTCAAAGTGCCACGAAATATGCGCACTTCTATAGTGGAATAATTTTGTAAATTAATAGCCACATAACGCGCCGAATTACCTTCTTTTTTCTTCGCTTTATACATTAATGTATTATCGTCGTTGTCTTCGATATTCGCCCATTGAACTAGCTTATCCATTTTGCGTTGGCTAATTGCGACTATAAAAGGCACATTTTCGGCAAAGAACTTCATAAACTTATATAATTGCCAAGTGCCGAATGCTTTTTTACTTATGTGAATGTGCATTCCACAAGTATTCGCATTATAACTATTATAAGCGTTGCAAGAAAGTTCATTCAAGGCACTTTCAAAGTCTTTTGCGCTATGTTTGATATATGAGAATGTTAATGGGTGCGTGACTATTTCGAAGCCGTTATTTAAACTTCCGTCATTCTTAAAATACCACGCTTTATTCTCAATCTTCTTTGCCATATCTCCGCGACTTGTTTCGCTCTTATCCATTCTTTCGACTTCTAATTCTAAGCCAAAAAACGGCACTTCTTTTGCGTCATAAGGCATTGAGATAAATTCTGTCGTCGGCTTATATGAATAATTGCGAATCAATGAAATATTAGGGCCTTCGCTCCTTTCGTCTTCGTCTTCGTCTTCCGCTTCGTGGTGATATTCGCCGTCGGATTCCCAATAATATAAGTCGTCGCGAAAGTTTAAGTCGCCGTCGCAATCGAATACTAATTCGTCGGAATATTCGATATATGCCATTGTGTAATAATCGTCACCACAACTATAAATATCATTACGGCTATTGCAATTTTCGTAATGAGTATAAAATGTATGCCTTCTGTCTTGCACTTCTATTGCGTCACCTGACAAAATATAACATTCGTCTTTTTCGTCGAATGTGTATTCGTCTTCATCTTCTATTGAGTGATAGTATTCGTCGTCAATCATTACGCAATCTTCACGCATAGCATAGTATGAATAGTAATTGCCGTCAATCTTCATACTTCGTGAATCTGTAGTGACAATATCTTCGTAATTATTGCCCTTGCATAGTTCCTTGTAGTTTTCGCGCAAATAGTTTTCTTGAACTGACTCGCGTAATACTTGAACAATGATTCGTAATTCCTTAAATGTCTTTGTGTGTGTTAATGTGTTTTCCATTTTACTTCTTTTTAAATGATTGAATAAAAGTGAGAATGAATGTGTAAAGAATGATACTAATAAGACTTACTAATATCAATTCACCTAGGCTAATTACTTGCATCTTGAATCAATTAAAAGGTGAATAAATAATTTGCCTACATAAGAAACAAAGAAGGCAAATAAGACTAACTGAAGCGCAAATAACAGATATAAACTTTCCATAATGTGTGTGCCATTGGTTTTATATGGCGCTGTAATATTACTACATAATTCAATACAAAGTGCAAAAAAGTAAAAAAATATTAAAATATCTGTATATAATTATTAGTATAGTATATAGGGAATATATACACTTAATCAATATATACTATATTATATATTATATACTATATGCTATATTAACTATTATATTAGTGTATAGTAAAGTAAATTGAATATAAGTATTAATGCTAGGTTTTTACTTTTGCCATCAGCTTGCGTAAACTATCAATGAAGTATAAATACATTACTTTTGCCATTGGATAGGCTAAGAATAGGAGAGGAGAGAAGTCTTATAATTTATATTATGTTAAATGGGTAAGGCAAAAGAGGATATTCGATGTTGCAACGCTAAAGTCCCCTACCCTCTTGACCCCCTACCCTATTTTTTCGTGCCAAAAAACAATCGTATGCCTTGGGCCCTTCATTATTCTGATATAAAACAAAGACTTAACCATTTTTGACATTTGATTTTTTTTATTTTTCTATATAACACATTATAAAAACCAATAATATGAATGCAGAGTTTAAATTACGAAGTAATATGCCAAAACCAATATAATTATGAATGCAGAATTTAAAGACATCACTAAAGAAGCTTTTATCATAGCTTACAAGGAGAACTTCGGTAACATAACCATCTCTTGTGAATCAGCTGGGGTATCTAGGTCATCGTATAACGTATGGGTTAAGAATGATCCTGAGTTTGCTAGGAAACTAGCTGAAATAGAACCTGAAGAGATAATGTTGGACTTTGGGGAACATAAACTGATGGAACGTATTGCTAAGGGTGATACGTTAGCTACAATGTTCTTACTAAAGACAAAAGGTAAGCGTAGAGGATACATCGAAAGACAAGAGGTAGCTCACGAAGGTGATGTTGTAAAGCAGATTACTGTGAATGTCTTAAAGGCCAACCACGTTGAGGATGTTCCTAAGCTAGATGGTGATGAGAATGCACTTATTGAGGATAGTGGTTTTGTAGTTCCTGCTACTGAAGCTGCTAATATCCAAGATATACCGCTTTACGAGTATGACAAAGAGGTAGAATTAGAGAACGAAGCTGGAGAATACGAAGAATAGGTCGTAAATGCCATTTTAAGGCTTATACAGACACTTTATACCATAGAGTAGTACTATCATCCAAAATGACATAGAGTGTCTTAAATCGCTTCTAAATGCCCTTTATGTTAAGTTGCCTTATTAGACAACTTTAGTTGTTAAGTTCTAGATTCTAGAATTTGTTACCAATTTGGTTACATTTGGTAGTATTACTACTAAAATAATAAAAAAAGTAAACCAATAACTTGACTTTTTGACTTATATCAATCATTAAAAAGTCATATATGAGTCAAATATGGTGTTTTTTGATTCATATAAGGGACTTTACTGATTGATACCCCTACCTTCCTATAAAACGAAAAGTATTAGCTTTGACTTGAGCAAACCAAAAATTTTAATTTATTTCTATGGAAGTAACCACCAATGTCGTCTTTCAGGTATTGAACGAATCTAAGAAAAGAATTTCTGTGATGCAAGGAGGAACGAGGTCAGGTAAAACTTACAACGTACTTACCTGGTTTATAGTAAAGCTACTACAAGAGAAGGGTAAAACCTTAACTATTTGCCGTTCATCCCTACCGAGCATCAAAGGTTCCGTTATGAGGGACTTTATTGAGATATTGTCTAAATATGGGCTATACTCAGAGGAAAAACACAATAAATCAGAGAATTTATATTTCTTAAATGGCAATACGGTAGAATTTGTCTCTACCGACCAGCCTCAGAAGATTAGAGGTCGTAAAAGGCATTATTTGTTCATAAACGAGGCAAATGAGGTTAATTATGAGTCTTGGATGCAATTAGCCTTAAGAACTACGGATAAAATCGTACTTGACTATAATCCTTCGGATTATTACTCCTGGATTTACGATAAAGTCATTCCTAGAGAAGATACCGACTTTACGATTACGACTTATAAGGACAACCCATTTTTAGATAAAAATATTATTGCTGAGATTGAAAGGCTTAAAGATGCTGACCACGAATATTGGAGAGTTTACGGACTAGGAGAGAGGGCCATTAGTGAGGCCACGATTTATTCGCATTGGAGAAGAAGAAGGAATTTCCCTGAGGGTGGAGATGTTTTCTATGGCCTTGACTTTGGTTATAACAATCAAACAGCCCTAGTAAGGTGTAAAAACTTCGATGGTGACATATATGTCGAGCAACTGATATATGATACTAAAATGTCTACTTCGCTTTTAATAGATCGTCTTAAGTCTATGGGACTATCTCGTAGAGATGAGATATTCGCTGATGCTGCTGAACCTAAAACAATAGCTGAGGTAAATAAAGCAGGGTTTAATTTGAAGTCAGCTACCAAAGATGTGTTTGCAGGAATCAATAAGGTAAAATCTTTCCCACTATTCGTTAAATCAGAATCCTTGGATTTACTAGATGAGATTAAAAATTATAAATGGAAGACTGACCACGATGGCAATACAATGGATGAGCCTGTTAAGTTTAGAGACCATTTAATGGATGCTATGCGATATGCTATTTATTCCAAATATGCAAAAGCGAAGCGAGGTTGGATTGTTTAGGCTAAAAATTTGTTACTTTTGTAAAAATATCTTATAGTGAAGTTAACGGACATACTAAGTGCGGTGAATCCTTTTAAACAAAAGGCAGCCACTAAAATAAAAACAACTCTTAATAATCCCTTCTCTGATTTCAGCGGGCTTATTGGCGGTAGAACACTTTACCCCAATTTGGATTATGAGAAGTTCGTACAAGACTATGATAACAATAGCGAAGTCTATTCTATCATTAAGCGTATCTCTAAAACTATTTCTACAGTTCCATTTTATGTTTATAAGGTTAAGAACAAAAAAGACCTAAATACTTATAAGGCGATGATGGCTAACGCATCAACTGGTGCAGATATAGCTAAAGCAGAATTAGTAAGAGTGAAGGCGGTAGATGAGATTGCCGATAGCCCTTTGAATAAGTTATTAGAAAAACCAAATCCATATCAATCTTTATCAGAACTTTTAGAGAATATTATAGGCTATAAGCTTATAACAGGCAACTCTTATATCTGGGCGAATCGATTGTCCAATGGTAAGGTTGCCGAACTAGTTGTGCTCCCATCCCAATATGTAGCCATCATCAGCGATGGTACTATCAATGGGGTTGAAGGATACTCTTTCACATTAGTTGGGTGGGATCAATTGGATGCAAAGGATGTTATACATCTAAAATACTTCAACCCTTACTTTAACACTAATGGACAACAATTATATGGTTTGTCGCCTTTACAAGCTGCTTACAGAACTGTTCAACGCAGTAACGATGCTAAGGATACCTCTGTAGGTATGTTGCAGAATCAAGGCCCTAAAGGTATCTTGTATGCAGATGAGTCAAATGACTTTGGCCCTGAACAAGCTGGTAAGTTAAAAGAAGATTTTTACAATCAGTACGGAACTAAAAATAAGATAGTACAAAACGCAGGACAAATTTTAATCGCTGGTGCTAAGTTAGGTTGGGTGAATATGGGATTATCTCCTGTAGACCTTCAGTTACTAGAATCAGAGAAGATTACACTTCGTGAGTTGTGTAATGTGTACGGAGTTAACTCTGCGTTGTTTAATGATCCTGATAATAAGACTTACAACAATATGAAGGAAGCTAAGAAGGAAATGCTTACACAAGTAGTACTTCCTGAATTAGTTTTAATTCGTGATGCGTTTAATAGATTCTTTGAAAGTGAAATTGGACAAGGTTATTATATCGATTTTGATATTACTGTATTCCCAGAGTTACAAGAGGATATGAAAGAATTATCTGCTATTTTATCTCAATCTTGGTGGATTACTCCAAACGAGAAAAGACAAGCTATGCGTTATGATACTGTTCAAGACGATACGATGAATGAGATTTATATTCCTGCTGGTTATTTACCAATAGCGGAACTTACAATGCTACAAGATCCTCGTAATGCTCAACAACAAGGTGATTATAATGTACCCCCTGTAAAATAAAATAAATATGGAATTCAAATCATTCGATGTATTACTAAAAGCTTTATTAACAAGCTTAGACATTAAATCAATTAACAAGACAAACCCTAAAGGAATTGCTCACGCAAATTCTTTGATTGCTAGTGGTGATGTTAAAGAACCATCTACTTGGGAACACCCAACTGCTGAAATGGAAAATGCTTATTTAGAAGCCAATGGTTTTGATAAGTTTTCTCAATGGTATTTAGGTGTAGACACAAATGCAGACCCTGAAACAAAAGCACATTATGGTTATGTTTATACTTCTGACTTTAAAACAGTAGATAGACAAGGATTAAGAGCCATTAGACAAAGAGCTGCTCAAAATAATCAAACTGCTATTTTTACAGCAGCAGGTAAGATGATTGAAAAAATAGATGCAAAAAAGAATGGTTAATGTCCAAAATCTTACAACCTTCTCAGCAGTTTAACCTGCAACAAAAGATTGCTAGAAAATCAATAAACGAATTTGCTCCTAAATTAAAGGAAGCATTGCAGTATGATTTTAACAAAGCAGCAGAGTTGGTTAAAGAACTAGGTGTAGACCAGGTGGTTAATTTCAACAAGACATTTTTCGACAATAACAAAGTTTCCAATATTTTACGAACTTTGTACGAAGGTACAGGTGGATACACAGCAATGAGGTATCAAAAGATATTTGACAAGTATAAGAAAGAAGAAGCAATAGATTTAGATCCTTTGAATATCTTAGACGAGTGGTTAGCATTTATGTTATCCTATTGGACAGCCATTAGTGGCCCTAAGATGTTTGGGATTCAGAATACAACGGATAACGAGATAGCTAGGATTCTTAATAACGTTATTCAATACGGAAGAGATAATAATCTTTCTGCAAACGAAATAAACGAAATGGCTATTCAGCTTCTTAGAGAAGGAAAAATAAATAACGCAAGGAGTTTATTAATCGCAAGAACAGAAACTCATCAAGCTTTAAGTACAGGTGCGATGGGAGCAACAAGAGGAATTAATATACCTTTGCTTAAACAATGGGTTCACGCTGAGTATGTAGCACTACCTAGAGCTTGGCATCAAGCCTTAGATAGACAGACGAATCCTGATGATGGTGGAGTAAGAATACCTGTGAATCAACCATTCCTAGTAAACACTCCTAAATACGGTGTAATTGAAATGCAATATGCACACGATGAGAACGGTGGAGCAGTAAATAACTGCAACTGCCGATGCTGTACGGTGTATGTAGCTTAAACAAATAAATATGAGTAATTTTTATAACAAAAAGTCGATTGAAGGTTCTCCCATAGATATGGAAGACAATAGTAGAGTTATTACAGTCTACTATTCTGCATTTGGTAATGTAGATAGCGATGGTGATATTATTACACCAGGTGCTTTTACTAAAACCTTAAAAGAGAATGGCCCACAGGCTAAAAACAGAGTATGGCATTTAATGAACCACTCTACAGATAAGCCTATTGCTAAACCATTTGAAATGAGTGAAGATGCGTATGGTTTAAAAGCAAGTGTCAAGATACCTAATACGACATTAGGTAATGACCTATATGAGTTATATAAAGAAGGTCATATCACAGAACATAGTATCGGATTTCAGACTATTAAGTCACAAGCGAAATCAGGATACAATGAAATTAATGAAATTAAATTGTTTGAGGGAAGTTCCGTATTGTGGGGTGCAAACGCTAATACACCAACAGTTGGAGTTAAAAGTCAGATTAAGTCAACTCTAGTAGATGAGATGGGTAAGACCATTAAGTCTTTGAGAAATGGACACTTTACTGACGAAACATTCGAGTTGTTAGAACTTAAACTTAAACAATTACAACAATATCTATCTGAGATGGAAGATGAAGAGTCAATCACACCTGAGCCAACCGCTGAAGAAGCATTGCCAACTGAGGAAGCTGATCCGATGATTTCTATCGAGCTAGAGGTAAACAAATATTTACAATCATTTAAAATTTTTAACTAATGGTAGAAGAAATTAAAAGTGCATTCGAAGGCATTAAATCCGAAGTAAACGGAGCAATCGAAAGTGCGAAGGCTGATA